AGAAAAAACATCTGACATAAGCAAAATCTCCTAATAAATTGAATTTAAATGATACCTAATTGTAGCAGAGTTTTTATTTTTTGTAAACTCTATATCTATAGATTAGGTAGAGTTCTATATCCATTAAAACAGTAATTAGTTTTTAATCCAAAATCCTGGACTTATATATTTTATTCCAGAAGTAACTGGTAAGGATTCATGAAAGTACGGATATACTGATGGAAAAGCAATTAAACTTCCTGACTGTGGTTTAATTTTTATATTTTGATTTTTAAAATATAACTCTCCACCTTTGTAATTATCATTTAAATATAAAACTATTGATAGCACTTCTTTTGGACTATCGCTATAAGAATCTATGTGAGAACCCATAGACTGACCTTCAAAATATTTACTAATGGAAAGTGGTGTTAAATTTCCAATGTCGATACTATATCTATTGCTATATTCTTTTGAGCATTTTATTATTGAATCATAAATATTTTTTACAATGTTGTTTTTGTATAAAGTTTTATCTTCTATTTTTTTTTGTTGTCCATAAACTACCTTTTGATCGCTAGGCCCCCAGTTTATCCATTTTGGTAAAACTCCATTAATATCTACTTCATCATTTTCAATTAAACCAACCAGATCACTGTCTTTATCAAATAATTCTGTATAGTAAACTATACCACTATAAATTTCTGTTACTATCACTTTATTCCTTTTGCCCAATCTTCTTTTTGTTTTGCTTGTTGCATTCTCACAAGTTTTTCTTCTTCTTTCCATTTATCAATAGTTTCTTGACTATATACAGAATCTTCAAAATCCCAAAAAGAAACCATTGTATATCTTGTTCCACTAAGAATTTCACTTACCCCATGAATATTTTCTACTCCTCCTGGAAATGTTATAAATGAATAAGCATTTGGTTTAAAAGATAGGTAAGTTTCCCATTTATTTTTAGAATCGTCACTTTCTTTTACAAAATACAACTCTCCACCCTCATAATCTTTATTTAGATACAAAACACCAACATATTTATTAATTTCAAAAGAGTTTGGTTTTCCATCAAAATCAGAATTATCTGAATGTGGTGCAGCAAAGCCACCAACTTCCCATTTTTGAGCATGTGATGTATTTGGTTTTACTTTTTTATCAAAAACAAGTTCTACCGCTTCTTTAAATTTATTTCTAATTGTTTCAAAAAAATTTAATGATAACCCATACTCTAATAAAGACGGATCATCTGGTGCAACCCCCATACCAGAAGATCCATAAAATGCAACATCTCCCCAATTCATAGACTTTGATTCAAAATATTTAATCATAGAACTAGCCTCTTCTGGTGTTACAAAATTTGGAATTTCAACAATTTTATTTTCAACGATTCCCAAAACACCTTTTGTATTTATTTCATTTTTATAATATATAAAAGTATCTTTATTCATTATCATTCCTTAAGTATATTCCACTCATTGCTTCTTTATGTTGTCTTTGTTTTTCCATCTCTGCCCAAACTTCTTTACCATATTTTTTTTCATTTTCAAGCCATTCTAAAGATCCAGGAAACTCTTGAAACCAGAAAGATCTAATAAAATATTTTTCTCCATTTTTTGTTTTATTTACACCATGATAATAAGGTGGGGTTGATGGGAAAACTACAACGTCTCCTTTTGATGGTTTATAATTAATTGTTTTTATAATATTATTTTCATTAAATATTTTAAACATAATTTCGCCATCATCATAATTATCATTTAAATACATATTGCAAGTAATAAGAAAATTATCTCCACGACTATCCTTTTTTTCTTGCTGATAATCTGTATGATATGACATTGCCATATTTTCTCCTGATCCAGAATCTGAAAAATATTTGCATAATGTTGGATTATAAAGTTTCCAATTTAATGCCTCAATATTGTTAGCAGTAACATATTGATGCGTTGTATTATAAAATATACTTAATATTTCTAAAATTATTTCATTATATAAAATAAATCCATTATCTATATTTTCATTAACAAATTTATTCCATTCTAAACTTAATGGAAAACTATTAAAAATTTTTCCATCAAAACCTAAATTAATATCTGTTTTTTCTCCAAAAACATACCATGACGACCAATTATTATTACTTATAAAATATTCTAGCGTTGATTCTATATTTTTAAAACAATTTTTATAAACCCAAACTTTTTCATCTAGTTTAATTATTTCAAGACTATGATTTATCATATTTACACTAATCTCCTTAAAAAAATATAATTTAATTTTAATTGCATGGTATCTTAATCTTTTCTCTAATTGAACTTGGATAACTATATCTAATGCCAAACTTTACTGGGTATACTCCATGTTCGCAATGATCTTCTGCACTATGAATAATAAAATCTCCTGCCTTTGGTTTATAAACAATGTTTTGTTTTGTATAATAAATTTCTCCACCATCATAGTCGTCATTAATATAAACAACAACTCCATAAACATTATTATCAACTAATGTAAAACAATCATTTTCACCAACTAATTTATTTAACTTTCTTATTTCTAAAAAATCATGATTGTCCGAATGTATTCCATGATAGTCCCCAACCTTTAATCTTGTTATTGAACTATGTGCATGAATCTTTAAATTATTTTTTAATAAATTTTGTATTCTTTTTGCTATTATATCTACTTCTTGTAAATTAACTGTGCATTTATTTTCTGGATGACCAGCGTTCCACAATGACTCATCAGATGTTGCTATTTTATTTAAAATTTTATCAATTTCACTTTTAGATAAAAAACTATGATAAACCCAAATATCTTGTCCAAGTTTATTGAATCTTGGGTCTTTATCAAACATGCTATGCCTTATATTGTGTTAACTCTGGCATTACAACAGATTTTTCATTTTTAAAAAGAGGCTGAAGCCAAAGTCCCATATTTTTTTGACGTTCTTCATTTTCTAGCGTTCCATAATTATAAAATGATCCAGGATTTTTTTCTGGTTTTAATGAGAAATTAGAAAATGTATATCTAACTCCACTTTTTACTGGACGTACTCCATGTTCATGTGATTTTAAGGCACTATGAATAACGAGATCTCCTGGCTGTACTGGAATATCTATTCCTTGGTTTGGATAATAAATTTCTCCACCAGTAAATTCTCCAAAATAAACACACGCACCCCAAGAAAGCACACAGCATGTCGCCCATACGTCTGGTACAGTAAGTTCCTCTGTCATATCTTCTCCAGGACTATCGCAGTGTGGCAACATTTGCTTTCCTTCTCCAAAATAAAGCATACTTGCCATTGGATGTATTACATATTCTGGTGCAAGAAACTCTGATACTTTATTCCAAACAGGAAGTAATTCTGGTATAGACTCTGTAACCTTAAATTCGATTTCATCAAACCAATGATTGCCTAAATCTAAACCTGGAGTTTTTGAGTTTATAAGATCAACAGTTTCCTTATTAATAAAATTTTTATACCAAAAAATACCTTCGTCTAATTTAATAATATTAGGGTTATCTTTAAACATGTTTATATTATACCATCCTCTTTAGTATTTGACTCTACTTCTGGAATATTTTCTTCATATTGTTTTTTAATTTTATGACTACCATCACAATATGGATATATTTTTGATCTTCCGCATAAACACTGCTTAGATGTCATATTGATACCTTCTTCCTTCTTCAATACGCCTTTTTTCCATTTCAGACCAAACTTCTTTACCATATTTTTTTTCATTTTCAAGCCATTCTGGTGAGCCAGCATAAGGTATTTGATAAAAACATCTAATTAAATATTTATCTTTTTTTTGTACTTTTTTTACCCCATGAAGATACATATGTCCGTCTGGAAGTACATCTGGATGTCCTGATGGAAATACTAAAACATCTCCAGCCTTTGGTTTATATGGAACATGATCTTTCTTAATAATAAAGTCTATATCTCCACCTTCGTAGTCATCATTAAGGTACATTGTACATGTAATGGCAAACTTGTTTCCTGGCATATCTGCTTCAATTCTAACAAAATCAGTATGATGTATCATTACATTTTCATCAGAATCAGGATTTTCGTCATGAAAATATCTAGAGTATGATGGACCCATAATAGTCCAATCATCGCCCTTAACAACTTCATATTGATTTAAAAAATGGCTAGTTGATATATGAAAAGCATCCCAAATTATTTTTGCATAATTATATTCGCTGTAAAATTTTTCATCTCTTTCTGACTCTGGTGTATTTGCAAGTATTGAATCTGGAATAGGAGTTTGATTTAAATATGTTCCAAATCTAGACCAAGGGATCCAGTCTAAAAACACTTTACTAGTTCCTGGATTATTTTCTGAATTTTTAAGCATTTGAACTAATATATCTGGATTAGGAATTAAATCTTTATACAAATGAATTTTTGGATATAACAGTTCATATTTAATTTTAGACATTTTTCCCTTTATGAGATTTAATTGTCCAAAAAAATGGACAAGTATATCTTATTCCTTTTTCTATTTTAGAAACACCATGAATATAATTCATATCTCCTGGGAAAAAATATGCTGCACCCGCTTTTGGCTTAAATCTAATTTCTTGTTTTGGAAAATATAACTCTCCACCCTCATAGTCATCATTTAAATAAAATAAACTTGCTAAATCATAATAAGGAAAGTCATTAGGTTTTCCAGCATTTTCTCCTTCATGAAGTTCTTTGTCTGCATGCGGATGCTGATATTGTTCTGGAAGCCATCTAACTATTGCTGGATTTGTTGCCCAAGCGTCAACTTTAAAAAAATCATCAACAACTATTTTTAATCTTGATACCATTGACTCAATAATTGGATATATTTCTGGATTTTGTTTGTGTATTGTATTTGATGTTGCAACACGATCTTTCCAATATTCTGAGTCATAAATTACAGTACCATCTTCATTATATCTTGTTTCAGTATAATCCCATTCTGTAATTGTTTTTGCAAAAGTAGATATTTTATACAATTCTTCATCTGTCATAAAATTTTCAAGTTCTACAATATTTTCTACAGATGATCCAAAAAACCCAGACGGTGTTATTGAAAATCTATCATTTGAATGAATATTTGTTGCTATTCTCATAGTATAATTATATCATTTTCTTTTGTCTGTAGTTTTTAACCTAAAAGCCTTAATCTCATGCTTTCCTATTTTTGTTTTTGTTTCATCTGTTGCATCTCTATAAAAATGTGTCCACTCTCCAGTTTGATTTAATTTTTGAGATACTTCTCCATAACTTTTATTCTTATTTCTTTCTTCTTGTGTTGTGACAAAGTCATGCAGTTCTAATTCTGTAGCATTAATTTGAGCAATAGATATTGGAACTATTGCTATAACTGGCGTTTTGGCGGGTATGGTAATAACAGAGTTAGACTTAGTTATCTTAATAGCAGCAGGAAGCATGTTAGGATAAAAAGATGTACTCATTAATGTTGTGTAAGGAATTATTCCATCAATAAATAAATTTGGCACTGGCATAGTAAGCATTGTAATGTTTTCATCAGTAGTAAATCTAATATTTGTATTCAAACTCAATGTTGCACTACGTCTATTTTCATTTATATAATTATTTCCACTTAATATTTTAATATGTCCTTCTTCTCTGTCAGTATCAATACCGTCCCAAATAAATGAAATATCTTCTGGAAAACTAATTCCCCACCCAAGGCCGTTTGCTAAAGAAACTGGAAAACAGTGATAGGCATGAGCGTTTGAAACACTATCCATCCATGTTCTTTTAATTGATAATGGTTCTAAAATAACATTAGAGCCAGGAATTATTTCTGCTTTTATAATACTCATTAGTCATTTGTTTCTTGATAAAATTTTGGATTATGAAATTTAGAACTATAGTCCAACATAGTAACAATTGAATATTTAACTCCTGATGTCACTGGCATTGCCCTATGTGGGTACATATAGTTAGACGGAAAAATATATAAGTCTCCAGCCTTTGGTTTAATATTTAGATTTTGTAATCTAAAGTATAACTCTCCGCCCTCGTAGTTATCATTAGGATATCCTACTAATGAAACAACACAGTTATAGGAAAAACCATGATCGTGATGTTCTTGAAAATGCTGACCTTGACCATATTTAATAAAGTTAAATGCTTCCCAATATTTTAACTCTCCTCCAAGATTGAACTGTCTAGAATAGTCTTGTACTGCTGGAAACTTTGCATTATAAACATCATCCCATAGATCTGTTAAAATTTTTGCAGTTTTTCCTTTATCATTTTGTATATCTGTTTTTTTATATTTAAAATCTACACAATCACGGTATTCTGGCATCTTTTGTGCATATCCGACAAGCGCTTCTCTCCAAGCATATCCAGCATGATCTGGATTTTTTAATGCATTTTCCAGTCTATCAATAATATCAATATCAGTTAATACATTTCTATAAACAATGATGCCAGATCCTAGATCTTCTTTATTCGTCCATGTTTCAGTAAGCATTGTATCTTCTTTCTTTATGAGTATTATCATTTAAATCTGTCATAATAACAACACAATATTTTGTACCAGATATCATATCTAATGAAGCATGTTCATATATATAGTTTGATGGGAAAATAGCAATATCTCCAACTTTTGGCTTATATACTAATTTATCAAGTCTTGGAAAATATAATTCTCCTCCTTCATAGTCATCATTTAAATATATTACTGCAGAAACAGTTGTATTATAGGCTGGACCGTGATCTGCATGAATTCTAAACTGCTGACCTGGTCCTTCATATTTTACAAAATTAAAAGCCTCGTAATAATTAATAGATATACCCCAATAAAAAGCATAGTCATCAATACAAGATTTTAACACTTGAAAGATTTCATCATGCATATCTATAAGTTGAGCATTTCTATTATTTCTTTCTCCTAAATTTTGTGGTTTATACTTAAAATCAGAACAGTTTCTTGCAAATTTTACAGGTTTATCAGAATTTGTAACCTGTGCTTCATGCCATCTATACTCAGTTTGACCATTTAAATGATTTTCTAAAGTATTGATATATTTTTTACAATTTTCTATTGAAATTGCATTATTATAAATATTTAAACCAATACCTGGATTACTTACTCTTATGTCATTAAACATTTTATCTGGCATCCTAAAAGATGCAGACTCTGATCTATCTTTAACAAACCAATGATTTTGTGATTCATCTATTTCTTCCATAAATAACTCCTTTTTTTTATTATATCAGTTTTATTCATAAGTTCTTGGCTCCCATACTTTATTTTTATAAACTCCACCGTTTGGTACTCTATAAAACATAGAATTATCATTATACTCTTTTTGTATTTTTTTTGTATCTGGCTCTTCAATTATTTCAGAAATCCAATTTTCTCTTTTAAACGGAATAATTTGTACATATGGAGTTCCTGCTGGAATAATACCAGAAAAACCTTTTCTAATAAAAAACGGATAAGATCCTGGCATGTGCACTTTATCCAAATCAATAATTCCACTTGTATTTAAAAATGGTAATTCGTATCTATTAAATGGCGTTGTATATATTGCACTATATCCTTTTGGAAGGGCAACTTGCCAATCTCCCATCCAGGCAAAATGATTTTCATAATACCCTTCTGGATGTACAAATTGTGGCATTGGATATCTTGGTTGTACAAAAGATAAATATTTTGCATCATGTATTTTAACTTTAATTTGATTATTTTTATCTTCAAAAAACTCAATATCACATGGAGTATTCAAACAATAGCCAGTTGCCATTATGTCAAACATTGCTGGACAAGCCTTCCATGTTGGAATTTTACCTTCATCTTTTCCAATAATAAAATTATCTTGACTGTCTTTTGCATATCTGTCTGCTTTTCTATACCATTCTGGAATAGATTTAACCATTGATTTTGGTGCAGAATTACTTTTTTCTGAAAGCCATGATCTTGCAGCCTTAAAAATAATTTTATTTTTTGACATTAACATCCTTACTTTTTAAAAATTATTGTTTATTTTAATTATAGCATAACACATATAATTACTATAAACTAACAGAAAGCATATCTTTTATTCTTCTGGTGCATCGAAAGCATCAAAGACTAGCATATTTTCTGTAAAGAAGTTGTCATATGGCTCGCAATGTATTGAATATATGGTATCTTCTACATCTAAAACTTCAAAGGCAGTTATATCTACGAAGTTCATTTCAGAATAAGAAAATACCTGGAATGATGTATCTAACTGTGTTACTTGAAGGAATCTAGCAACATTATCCTTTTTAGCAAGAATCCAGTGTGTGCTTGAATATCTGTCTCCATTAACTAAATATAGTTGATTAACTGTGTTTTGTGTAATTGAAACAATTGTGGTTTCAACAACATTTGTTTCATCAAAAGATGGGGATTCTACAAACCATTCTAACCATCCAGGAGTTGTTCTGTCTGTTGAATCTATATTTAATGCACGAAGTTTATCTCCTACAACAAGATCTTCTGCATTTTTTACTCCATCTATTGTTATGATGCCCGTTGTTGCAGCAACAGACTCAAATCCATAAAACCAAGGAAAGAACGGGAAAAATGGGAAGAATGGTGGGAAGAACGGTCCAAAAGCAGGGAAAAATGGGAAATATGGGAAATATGGGAAATATGGAAAGTACGGTGGAAAGAATGGCGGAAAGAATGGAGAAAGCGTTGTAATGCTGCTTGTCGTTGCCCCTAAAGATGTTCCATTTGCATTAGTTGCTGTAATTGTATAAGTTTGTGAGGTTCCAGCAGTATCATTAATTGTTACAGATGTTGCTGAAGAAGAAAGATCTCCAGAAGATGAACCATCTGATCCAGTTACATTATGCTTTGATAATGCTTTTCCTCCAGTTGCACCAATTGTCCAGTTAATTGTGTTTTGATTAACTCCTGCGGTTGCACTTACGCTTTGAGGTGCTTGTGGAACAGTTGTTGCGGTTACCGAAGATGAAGTTGTTCCACTTGCTGTTCCTGAAGCATTTTTTGCTTTTACAGTAAATGTATAAGATGTATTAGATGCAAGGCCTTGAAATGTATAACTTGTTGTAGAAGAACCTGTATCATGTGTATATGTTGATGGAGTTGTAGAAATTTCATATGATGTTGCTGCTGGAGATCCTGCTGGAAGAGTCCAAGATAGGCTCACTGATCCACCAGTTCCTGATGCAGATGCAGCAGATGTTGTATTTGCTGTTGCTAAGTATGGACGACTTGTTCCGACATCTGTTGCTGTCAAAGAAGTAACATTGTCTGGTTGTAAAAAGTTATCCTGCGCTGAAGATCTGATACCAATATTTTTTGACATGTTGCTCCTTTTCCTTTATTTATTATACCAACGTTTTATGCTGATAGATCGCCAAACAGTACCCATGTATCTGTTGCTCTCTTTAGAAGAGTAGCAGATGACCATTGTGCACGTAGTTTTAATCCTGGTGTTGCATTAATTGTTACCCCAACTGCTCCAGCAACAGTTACTTGTCCTGCACCAGTTTGAAGTATGCTGATTGAAGTTCCTACTGGCCATGCTACTGTAGCATTTGTTGGAACAGTAAGAGTTTGAGCAGTTGCCTTACCCATTTCAATTAAACTATCTCTTTCTGTTAGAGCAGAGAGAGTATAAGAATCTGTTTTTTGAATAATTGGTGTTCTTGAAGGAACGCCTTCTTTTGTTTGTGTACCGTCAGAGAAGGCCACACCTGATGCAGATGCTGTCACTAATCCTGAGAATGTAGGATTGCTAATAACAGAAATTTGATTTCCAGAAACAGATATATTTGTTCCTGCTGTAATTAAACCAGCACCAGAGAATTGAGTAAATTCAATATCATCAGTTCCAATTGTTGTAACTACGTTTGTTTGTACCCAACCAGTCTTTGCATTTGTTGTACCAGCCTCTACGAAGACAAAGTCTCCAGCATCTACTTCTGGTGATGAGTTATAGTCTGATGCACGTGTTGGTGCGCCAGATGCTGCAACAACATAAATACCATTTTCAGACTTTGTTGTTTGATTTTTAACAAGAATTCTATTTCCTGTTGCAAGAGTTACACCGTCAAGAGTATCTCCATTTTCAACATCTGTAGAAAGATTAATATTTGCAGTAGTTGCTGCATCTACTGATTCGTGAACGTTAAGTCCAGCAGTTGCTGCATCAACATATTGTTTTGTTGCTGCTTCAAGAGCATTTGATGGATCTGCAGCAAGAGTTACTGTACCAGTAAATGTTGCTCCAGAAAGACTTGCTTTTGCAGCAAGATCTGTTGTTAGATTTGTAATATCAGATTGTGCATGTGTGTGTGAAGATGAGGCTTTTCCATCAATTTGTGTTTGAATCGCAGACGTTACTCCATCAACATAGTTAAGTTCTGCGGTTGAAGCGGTAAGACCATCAAGAATGTTAATTTCTGCTGTAGATGCAGTAACACCATCCATAATATTAAGTTCTGATGCAGAAGCAGTTACATCTGTTGCTCCTGCTGCTAAAAGATGTGTATGGGATGTGCTTGACTTTGCATCAAGTTGTGCTTGAATTCCAGATGTGACTCCGTTTACATAACCAATTTCCGTTGCTGAAACATCACCAATTGATGTGCTAGAGCCTAGTGTGGTTGTTCCAGTAACTGTAAGGTTTTCAGCAGTTGCCGTTCCTGTAAAACTTGGTGTTGCCGTAGGCGCTTTTGCAGCAAGGTCTGTTGTTAGGTTTGTAATATCAGACTGTGAATGTGTGTGTGATGATGCAGCCTTGCTGTCAAGTTGAGTCTGAATTGCTGATGTTACTCCATTAAGATGTGCAATTTCCTCATCACTAACATTATTAACTTTATCTTGTTTTAATATTAAGTTATTGTCAATTATATTTTGTACAGCATTAGTAACATCAGTTGTAAACGCTAAAGTTCCATCTCCATTTTGAAGATAAATTGTTCGATCTGCCGTAGGATCAACAATACTAAGAGTTGTTTCATAAGCATTTGCTGTAGCACCTTCAAAAACAAAAGCATTTGTAACATTGATGGTAGTGCTATCAACAGATGTTGTTGTTCCTTGTACTGTCAAATTACCAGAAACTGTAACATTACCGCTACCATCTGCTACAACAACTGATCCGCTTGCATCTGGAAATGTAATTGTTCTATCTGCTGTAGGATCTGTAATAGCAAGGGTTGTTTCATAAGCATTTGCTGTTAAACCTTCAAATGTAATACTAGAACCAAACGAAGGGTTTACTGTAGAGGATTGGTCAATAAAGTAATCAAGATCTGCCCAGTGGTTTGTGCCATCACCAATCTTAAACTTATTGGTATCTGACTCCCACCCCATTTCACCAGCATTTAAAATTGGGTTTGCTGATGTCCATTGTGCTGCAGTACCTCTGCGCTGTTGCATTCTTGTTGCCATATTAATTTCC